GAAGCTGCTATTGTTAAGAAGATACAACAACACCAGTTAAAACGAGTAGCTTACTGGCAATTAAATAACCTGTCTGACAAGATGCTTCGGGATATTGGAATAACCCGTGGAGATATTCGTAGAGTAGCTAATGGCGAATGGAATGGTCAGCGGGAAACGTCTTAAAGCCGTCTTCTAAAGACGAGTACTACTAGTATCTATATAGTATACGGCTGGGAGGGACAACTCCATTATAGCATCATAATGACCTCTTGTCTATAGTAAAGTGGCGTATTAATAAAATTAATTAAATAGTTGACACGCCACCTAGTAAGTGGTACAATGTATTATCAAAGCAGATTGAGTAGTCTCCAGTTTGTAAGCCTGCTGGTCGAATATTCTACTCTCTGCAGAGATAACTGGGCGCGAGATTACTGATGGGGGTCTTTTTCTCGCGCCCACTTTTTCACAGAAAGTAGCATGGCCTTTAATTTATATTACATACGTGCTGCAATCCAACAGCGCACAGGAAGAGTACTCACCTTTAAGCACATACGTCGGCTTTTAGTAGAAGAAGGTTTAATTTCTCAGAAGGAGTTAAATTCCAATCCTCTGGCTAAAGAATTTGAGGGATACGGACGTTTCTTTGCATATGAAGATAATTCAGTAGACGTACCATTTCAGCCATCAAGATTTTTATCAGAAGTATATTTAGAGGAATTACTAGAGGAATTATTAGATGAGGAAGTTGGTTAATAATGCAGCCTTAGTTAAACCTGTTCAAAAGGTATCATCCTTATACCCTGAAGGTGAGGCGTACAAGAAGCCAGCACCACAGCCCCCGAAGAAATAGGCATAAGGATGATAGACCCCGTAACTGCCTTTGCTGCAGCCCAAGCCGCATTCTCCGTTACTAAGAAACTGATTTCTGCCGGACGAGAATTGCATGACGTAAGTTCGCAAATCGGGAAGTGGTATGAAGCCTGCTCAGACGTAAACAAGGCTGAGAGCCAACGCAAGAACCCCAAGACCTTTGAGAAGATGAGCCAAGGCTCTGACAGTTTAGAAAGGGAAGCACTAGACCTTATCGTTCGTAGGAAAGCCCTGCTTGAGAAGGAAAAGGAGATAAAATTCCTACTCAACTATAGGTACGGTCCCTCAACCTATAAGGAGATGACCGACCTTAGAAAGCAGATTAGAGAAGAGCGAGAGAAGACAGTCTACCGAGCTATGGAAGCCAAGCGGGAGATAATGAACAATGCTGTTATCCTTGGCCTATCTCTCGGCATCTTTGGAGTACTAGGCGGCGGGGTATACCTTCTGATGTTAGCATTATGAACGTAGTCATACCCTTAATTTTAATAGGCTCTCTGGTTAATCCAGAATATGTAACCTGCCATTTATGGAAGAGAACCGAAGGTAGAGATGGCAAAGTGTGTATCTACTCTGGGGTGAACGGAACTATAGCATACCACTACGCTCAAAGGTCGTTCACTGAATGCCCCCGCCAGTTCCAATGCAGGTACGCGCCTAATAGCAAGGGCAGGGTTACCTTGAAGGATATTATGAAGGGCATCTCAGATGGCTTCTAAATCAGAAAAGATAGCAGCCGGTAAGAAGAGGCATGGATTTACGGCGGTTAACAAGCCTCGTCGCGGTGGGCCTAAGAAGTTTGAGGTGCTGGCGGTTGAGGGTGACAACGTGAAGTACGTCACCTTCGGCGATCCTAACATGGAAATTCGCAAGGATAATCCCAAGGCCCGTAAGTCCTTCCGCGCAAGGCATAAATGCGATGAGAAGAAATCCAAGTTAACTGCAGGCTATTGGTCCTGCAAGAAATGGTGACTGTAGTTCAATTCCCTCAACTATCAGAAATCGACAAGCAGTTCTTAATCTTAGAACAGCAACAATCCGAAATACGAAATCAATCCATACTTATTAAAGAAAGAGGTGAGATCATGCCTAATGTTGGCGGTAAGAAATTTGGTTACGATAAAAAAGGTATGGCTGCAGCTTCTAAGGAAGCCAAGAAAACTGGCAAGCCTATGAAGAAAAAGGCTGGCTACAGCAAAGGCGGCATGGCTGTCAAAAAGAAGAAGTAGTCGCCATGTCCTTGGTAAAGAATATGAATGCCCGAAAAGCGGCTGGAAAGTCACGGTCTAAAAAAGATTCCACTGTTTCTGCAAAGGCTTACAAGGATATGAAAGCAGGCTGGCCTAAGAAGAAGAAGGCCACGAAGTAGTGGACGAGGAGCGTCTTTCCCGCATGGAAACCAAACTGGATAAACTGTCGGAAGCGATAGTCAGTATGGCTCGGATGGAGGAGCGGGTGATTACCGTCTTTAAGCGGATGGATAGCATCGACGCTCAATTCAAGAAAATGGATGAGAGAGTTGCGCAAGAGGAATTGGCTGGAGTTAAGCGCGGCCAGACGTTGGCCTTTGCGGAAAGATTATTTTGGATTGCAGTAACCGCGATTGCTGGCTGCATATTTTTGGTGGGTAAATGATAGAAGCACAGAGAGAATATACCGACAAACAACAAGCCTTCTTGACTGCACTTATGTCAGAGGAATGTAGAGGTAACATCCGCAAGGCTATGACAGCAGCGGGTTATGCATCGAATACTAATGCGACTGCAGTAGTCAGGCCTTTGTCTAAAGAGATTAACGAGCAGGCAAATTTAATGCTGGCTATGAATGCTCCCAGAGCAGCCTTTTCCATGAGGGATGTCTTAGAAGACCCTTCGGCAATGGGTGCGCGTAATTCAATAGCAGCCGCTGCTCAGATACTAGATCGTACTGGTTTGGTGAAGAAGGAACAAGTCGAGGTTAAGAATACAGGCGGTGCGATGTTTATATTGCCACCGAAATCTGACGATTGACCAAATGGCCTGATAAAACTCGTCCGAATAAGTACGCCAAGAAACCTTACGCTTACGAAGAGTCTAAGGATGATCCACTAATACTGGTAGCCAAACAGGAGATGGTGGACAAGATTGAGCAGGCTCTGGATTACCTAGATCAAGGTAACTCTACTCGTAAGTCTGCTGAATGGCTGTCTAAGCAAACTGGAGAAACTATCAGCCATCAAGGCTTGATCTACATCTGGAACCGTGAACGAGGCAAGGGTACTGCCAATCCATCCCAGCGGCTGAAGGATTTAGGCAAAGAGAACCGTAAGCGGAAGCCTAAGACTGCCGAAGAAAAGAAACTAGCAACGGCTAGACGTAAGCAGGCAGACGCCAGAAGAAGCCTGACTATTGCTAAGAAGAACCTCGACACGTTGAAGCCAAAGGAAGAGCTAGACACCGCTAACTTAGACTTCTCTGCGATTGAAGAACAAAGGCAAGAACAAGAAGTAGTATTCGCCCCAAATGAAGGGCCACAGACAGAGTTCCTAGCTGCCTCAGAGCGGGAAGTTTTATATGGCGGTGCAGCCGGTGGCGGCAAATCTTTTGGATTACTTGCTGACCCGATGCGGTACTTCAGCAATCCTAATTTTAGTGGTCTGATACTCAGAAGAACTAATGATGAGTTACGCGAATTAATTTGGAAATCCCAAGAATTATACCCTCTTGCATTTAAAGGCGCAAAATGGGGTGAGAAGAAATCACAATGGACTTTCCCATCCGGTGCCAAACTATGGTTTAGTTATCTAGAACGGGATCAGGACGTTCTCAGATATCAAGGACAATCCTTTAGTTACATAGCTGTGGATGAGTTAACGCAGTATGCTACCCCCTTCGCTTGGACATATCTAAGAAGTCGTTTGAGAACTACTGACCCCACCTTGCCTATCTACATGAGAGCAACGACTAACCCCGGTGGAATTGGGCATGGATGGGTGAAGCGCACTTGGATTGATCCGGCTCCTGCTAACACAAAGTTTATAGCAAAAGACTTAGATAGCGGTGAAGACCTAGTCTACCCAGACGGACATGAGAAGGCTGGAGAACCCTTATTTTATCGGCGGTTCATCCCCGCATCCTTAAAAGACAACCCATACCTCATGGAAGGAGGTCAGTATGAAGCAAACCTCTTATCACTCCCAGAAATGCAGCGAAGGCAACTTCTTGAAGGAGATTGGGCAGTTGCTGACGGTGCTGCTTTCTCAGAGTTTAGGCCGTCTATCCATGTGGTTGAGCCTTATGATATACCCGATAACTGGATTAGATTTCGGTCATGTGACTACGGCTATTCTAGTTATTCTGCAGTTCACTGGTTTGCTATTGATCCCAACTTTGGCACTCTGATTAATTACAGAGAATTATACGTGAGCAAGCACACCGGACGTGATCTAGCCAAAGCAGTTTGCAAGGCTGAACGAGGCGATAGCATACAATACGGAGTTTTAGACAGCAGTTGTTGGCATCAAAGAGGCATGTCTGGCCCGTCTATCGCTGAAGAGATGATTAACGAAGGCACTCGCTGGCGTCCTTCTGACAGAACAAACGGCGCACGGGTGGCTGGAAAGAACCGGCTGCATGAAGTCCTCAAGGTGGATGAAATGACCGGAGTAGCAGGGATCGTATTTTTCAATACCTGCAGACAAATCATAGCAGACTTACCTGTTATACCGTCTGATCCCAGAGGCTCTGATGACATTGATCCTCGCTACGCCTCAGACCATGCCTACGACAGCGTAAGATACGCAGTTATGAGCAGACCAAAGGCGTATTCGCCCTTTGATATGGGCAGAGGCATCCCGCAACAAGTCTGGCGTCCCGCCGATGCAACATTTGGATACTAAATATGGCAATTATGGACAAACCACTACCCGAAGACGTTACGGATTCCGACTTGGTGATCCCTCTGACCGAAGACGGTGACGTTGAAGAGGAAAATCTAGAGTTTTCTGGCGCTGTCGCCTTTGTACAAGGTCAGTATTCCCGTTCCAAAGACGCCAGACGGGGTGATGAAACCCGATGGATGGACTCATACCGTAATTATCGTGGTCTATACTCGTCTGAGGTTCAATTTACCGAGAGCGAAAAGTCAAAAGCCTTCATTAAGATCACAAAGACCAAGGTTTTGGCTGCTTATGCACAGGTTGTAGACGTTTTATTCGCTGGGTCGAAGTTTCCAATCGGCATTGAAGCGCGTCGGTTCCCAAATAACGTAGCTGGGGCGGTTTCTTACAATCCAAACGCCTTAACTGACGATAAAGTCAAAGAACAAGTAGACGTAGACTACAAAGTACCTAGTAGCATCGTGCGTCCTAACCTAGCCAAAGACTTAGGCTTGTATAAAAACACTCTAGCTCCGGTAAAAGACGAATTGGAACTAGGGGCTGGCAGAGGAGAAGGCTCTATTACCTTTGAACCGGCAAAACGTGCGGCTCAGAAGATGGAAAATATGATGCATGACCAGCTTGAGGAAACTCAGGCTCCAAAGCACCTTCGATCCATGTCTTTTGAGGCTTGTTTGTTTGGTACTGGAATTATGAAGGGTCCATTTGCGCAGGATAAAGAATATCCACGCTGGGACGAGGAAGGTAACTATGATCCTCTTTATGAAACCATTCCTAAGATTGAATACGTCAGCATTTGGGACTTTTATCCTGATCCAGACGCTAGAAATATGTCTGAGGCAGAATACACCATCCAGAGGCATCGTTTAAATCGTACACAAATACGTGCGCTAAAGAAACGCCCCCATTTCCGCGAAGAAAGCATAGAATTAGCCTTAGACTACGGCGCAGATTACATTCGAGAGTACTGGGAAGACAGTTTAGAGGAAGATTCCACCTCATCTGACATGGATCGGTACGAAGTGCTAGAGTATTGGGGCGTTTTAGACGCTGAATTGGCTGAAGAGGCCGATATAGATATCCCCAAGGAATTAGCCAAAAAGGACGAAATACAGGTCAATATCTGGGTATGTAACGGTCAAATCCTCCGTTTAGTCCTTAATCCATTTACTCCAGTGCGTATTCCCTATCAGGCAGTACCATACGAATTAAACCCGTACTCATTCTTTGGTATAGGTGTTGCTGAGAATATGACAGACACACAGCTACTTATGAATGGGTTCATGCGTATGGCTGTGGACAATGGTGCGTTGTCTGGAAACTTAATTATTGAGGTGGACGAGACTAATTTAGTTCCGGGCCAAGATATGTCTGTGTACCCCGGCAAAGTCTTTCGCAGACAGGCAGGCGCACCTGGGCAAGCTATCTTCGGAACCAAGTTCCCCAACGTATCTCAGGAACTTTTAATGATGTTCGACAAGAGCCGCCAGCTTGCTGATGAGGCCACTGGAATACCATCATACAGCCACGGTTCTGGCGCAGTAGGCGGTGTAGGTAGGACTGCCAGTGGCATGTCCATGCTAATGGGCGCAGCGGCACAGAACATCAAGGCAGTGGTCCGTAATATTGATGACTACTTGTTGGCACCGCTGGGAAAGAGCCTGTTCTCCTTCAACATGCAGTTTAATTTCAACAAGGAGTTTATCGGAGATTTGGATGTTAAAGCGCGTGGCACTGAAAGTCTCATGCGTAATGAAGTCAGAAGTCAGCGTCTACTGCAGTTCATGCAAATGACGGCCAATCCTTCGATGGCTCCATTTGTGAAATACGACTACATCTTACGTGAATTAGCGTCCTCTATGGACTTGGATGAAGATAAAATTCTCAATGACCCACGCGAGGCAGCTATCCAGCAGAAGATGATGGCTGAGATAAAAGCACTTATGCCAGAGCAGCCTGCACCGCCACCACAAGCGGGTCCACAAGGCGGTCCACCCGTCCCATCACCAGCAGACCCTACTGGCAATGGCGGCGGTAACATAGCTGCTGGTGCGGCTCCAGAGCCTGATGCTGCAGGCTTCACTGGCGGCGGTGGTGGAGCAAATGGCGGCAATGCACCTCAACCTGCAGGGGTTCCCGTACAATAATGGATAAGCAGTTTATTAGATCACTACTGCCGTTAGTTAACGACAAGGCCAGCATGGACCTACTCCAGACTTATGCAGATGCCCGTATTAGTCAGCATCTCACTCAGATGAGCATGGAAACGGATATGGAGAGAGTTAAGCGCATACAAGGCGCAGTCGCGGAATTACGCCGCATTAGCACTCTCCGAGATGAAATTATTACAGGTGCTGAATAATGGGTTATTTCTCTGACATATTTAAATCTGACGATGCTCCGGTTGAAGGTGATGACCTAGAACAGACTGCAGGCTTTTTCAGCCAAGAGCGCGGCCAGCAGCGCAGTAAAGATTTAAACGATGCTATGAGGTATTACTTAGGCCCGTACCTTGGTGCTGAAGATGGTTTAATAGCTAGTGGTAACCAATTATTAAATCCAGTGGTAGGTCTGCAAGATTCTGGTGTTGCCTTTCAAGAAGGTCGTTATGTAGACGCTGCCACAGACCTAGCTGGTGCTGCAGTACCACTAGCCGGTGCAGTAGTTGCAAAACCACTAGCAAAGGCAGTTGCTAACAAAGCAGATGAAGCCGCAGATATGGTCAGCGAAACTCTAACGGGCTTCTCTGCTAAACCCAAACCATTCGATCCTAGTAGACGTAAGGCAATGCAGCAAATGGGGGCGGCTGCAGTAGCAGCACCGGTTATGGCGTCTGATGCAGCCAGAGGCGTACTGGAAGAAGTTATAGCACCTGCACTGAAGAAGACTGCAGGTTCCACGCCTTTAAGCGCCGCCGTTGAAAAACTAATGACTAATAAGTCTTCAATGGACAACATACTAGCGCAAGAAGACAGTATTTTTAGAGGAATAAGCAGGGATGACCCGTACATTACGCGAGGCAGGGCAATTGGAAAGAACGAAGAACTAAATGCACTAGCTACCGAGAGATTCTCAGTTAACCGTGAAATAGACATAAGTATTGATGAACTTGTAGAGGCTATTAATCCTACTTCAATTAAGGAACTTTCAGACGCAGAATTAAATATTGCTCTAGAAGAAATATCATACAAGTCATGGATGTTTGATACGGATAACGCAACTGCGGGTAACGTAATTGACACCCTAAGTGATGAACTTGAGCGTAGGGGATTGCGAGGACAGGGTGCAGATTTCTTTCGTGGTGAAGTAGCAGACATGCCGCCTACAAATGTAGCAGCCAATATGGTTCCCAAGGATATGGGCGGGGAGATGCCCACGGTAGACGCACAGACTACGCAAGCCTTTGGTACTAACGGTGGACCGTCTATGCAGTCTGGTCCTGCAGAGATTGGCCCACAGAAGCGGGTGGATACCCGTCTTCCTACAGAGGTTGTTAAAGACGATACATTGAAAACCGGAGCAATGGTTTCGGACGGGGATTCCTTAATGGGCAACCCTAATATGTACGACAACCTAGTTATGATGACTGATCATTACCCCGGTCTGAAGAGACTTTATTCTGATGATGTTGCTGAAATTAGGGGTAATATTACAAACCGGATGACTGATAATATAGTTAGCCTGTACGACATGTCTGACAAGCTAGGTATCGCTAAAGACAGCGCAAATTGGTACGTTGGTGCTAATCGTATTGCTAACGGACTATCCACTCGCTTCGGTATATCGGACACTAAATCGGCAGGGGTTTTGGCAGTAATGTCTCCTCAAAAAGATTGGTTCCAGAATGTAGGTTTGGGTGAGCGCATTATTAAGCACCACACCGAATTAGGCCCAAATGCTCCTTGGACACCTGAGATGGAAGCGATGACTGTAACAGTACCGCCGTCTAGGAAAGGCAAGGGCAAGTCCAATAATACTGCGTGGCAGGACGGCAAAAATGGGGCAATACTAGACGCCATTAAAGGCAAGGCTTGGGGCCAACTAGAAACTCCTATGGAAAAAGCATTGTGGCTTCGGGCTTACGATGAGGCCCACTTCGGTAAGAATTTCCGAGAGGTTAGCCCAGACGGCGATATCCTTGGATATGACATTAAAAAGGATGGTAACCCGTCTGCTATTGCACACCAAGGATTTGGAGACATTGCCAAGGCAGTCCGTATTTTAGAAGGCGATGGAACCCTAACCTCTATTTCACCAGAATTAGGCGGCAACCACAAAGTCCGTAACTTCTTCAACAACATCCTTAATCCTGACAGCCCTAATGACGTTACTGTAGATACTCACCAGATTGCGGCTGGGTTATTTAGACCTCTAGGCTCTACCGCAGTAGAAGTTCATCACGGTCTTAATGGAGCAAATATAAAGGGCAACCCTGCCAAATGGTCTAACGAAGGTAAGGCTAAAACTGGTATGGCTGGCAGTTATGGATTGTACTTCGACGCTACGACAGACGCTGCGTCTCTAAGAGGTACACTTCCACGCGAGATGCAATCCATTTCATGGGAACAACTACGCACATTATTTCCTAATAATCTAAAGCAAGACAAAGACTTTGTAGCCAAGACTTCAGGTATTTGGAGAGCAGTCGATAGTGGAACTCTTTCCTCTACAGGTGCCAGAGAAGCAATTATTGAGTTAGCCCAAGAAGAAGGTGCTGGCGGCGTACCTCCTTGGAAAAATTACAAAGGCCTACGGCGAGATATCGGTGCCGGTACGCTTTTACTAGGCTCCGCTGGGTTGGCTACTGCACAAGAAGAAGAAGGCTTCGCCTCAGAACCGGAGGATCAATAATGGCATTAGGCGGTTTGGCAACGACTAACAAAGGCATCACAACGCCGGAAGGATTGACTATGGCTAAGAAGAAATTCCAACTGGACGATAAAGATGCCGACACAAACGGCGATGGCAAACTAACCACCCGCGAGAAGGAAATCGGCAAGGCAGTCCAGCGCAATGTAGACACCGAAATTACTGACGATAAAAAGGTGCAGATGTCCCACGGCGGTATGGCTAGTATGGGATCGTCTTGCGGTTGCGGGGCCATGTCAGAAGAAGACTGTATGTGTGGCATGATGGACGGCCTCATGGGATTTGATCTTGTATCGGGTAATCCTATCCCCCTTGGCTCTAATGCAGAAAATGTACGCGATGACATCGACGCCCAGTTATCCACTGACGAGTACGTCCTTCCTGCGCATGTCGTGAAATGGCACGGCCTCAAGTACATCCAGAGTATGCAGACTGAAGCGGAGATGGGTTTGATGTCCATGCAGATGGACGGCCTTATTCAACATGTCGAAGAGAAATCCGATAGCAAAAGTTCTGAGGACGGCGAGGTATCGTCCGAGAGTAATTCCAAACAAAAAGATGCCAAAGCGGAAGCCGAAGCATCCGAAGAAATTTACTCCGGAGAAGGAGTAGATGTCGAGGTCGCTACTGTTAAAGTAGACGATCATTTAACGGATGAGGGTGACAAGGAATTGCGCCCAAAAACATCTAAACTAGCCGGAATAGTCAAAAAGAAGAAGTATGTCTAACCGGATAATATTGGATACCCGAATTGTCGGACCCAAGGAGTAATAATGGCTAAACAACGATACCAACGGGCAGAAGACCCAACAGACAACCTGTCTTACGCGGAAGAATTTTCACAAGTTCACGGGCAACAACAAGAGCCGGTTGAGCAATTGGATGCAGAAGAGGAATCCTACAAGAAACGCTATCAAGACATTCAACGTCACATCCAGACTGTGCGCAATCAGTCTGACGCGAAGGTTGAAGAAATGCAAAAGCAACTTGATGCAGCTACTCGTCAGCAGATTAGATTTCCAAAGACTGATGAAGAGGTGGAAGCGTGGAGTAGCAAATACCCAGACGTTGCTAAAATCGTAGACACAATTGCACGTAAACGGGCTAACGAAGCCTTGGCAGAAGGCGAGAAGCGTCTTGAAAAAGTAGAGCGTTTTGAGAAGAAAGTCCAAAAGCAAGGTGCTGAACAGCAGCTAATGCAGCGGCATCCTGACTTCGCTGAAATACGACAGAATAAGAAATTCCACGATTGGGTGGCTACTCAGCATTCGTCCATTCAAGACAGCGTGTACAAGAACAACACAGATGCAGATTGGGCTTCTAGCACCATCGATCTGTACAAGGCTCAGACGGGTGGTAGACGCTCTAATGGAGCAGCCCAAGCAGTAGGCCGCACAAGCGCATCTCAGCCGCCGTCTACCAGCCAAATGAAGTATTCTGAGAGCATGGTCGAAAAGATGTCTGACCGTGATTATGACCAACACGAAGAAGCCATTATGGCAGCGATGCAATCTGGCAAATTCTTATACGATCTTTCTGGTGCTGCGCGGTAACTAAGTGGCGTTAGATTAATAATAACTATTGCATTTACTAAACCATTATGCTATAATGGTTATATTGAACGACTTAAAGGCAGGACACTAAAAGCCTATTTTGGCTAAAGTAGTATACCCCGCCTAACTCTCACAGATAATGATAAAATTAAGGTCTACCGGACTAAAGAGAACCGTACACTTGTACGCCACCCTCTAAAGTGCGCCATCATAATTTTAATTGTCTGATCTAGCTGTCTCTGCGCGTTTCTATTGCGAATGATTGTCGTTCTCAAATCGCACAACGTCAGAGATTTTCTTCAAGCCATTTCATTCAAGGAGAAATCATAATGGCATTTCAATCAGCAGCCTCTGGTTCAGCACTTACCGGCGGCATTAACAATTCTGGCGCATGGAACAACCTTACGTCAGGTAACTTCAGCCCGATAATTTACAGCAAAAAAGTACAAAAAGCTCTGAGAGCCTCTTCTGTAATTGAGGCTGTAACAAACACTGATTATACCAATGAAATCAATAACATGGGTGACTCAGTAAACATTATCAAAGAGCCAGATATCACTGTATCTTCGTATGCCCGTGGTACTTCCTTGGCAACACAAGCGCTCACCGATGCAGCGTTTACTATGGTCGTAAATAAAGCGAACTACTACCAGTTTGCGATGGACGATATAGAAGAGGCACATTCGCACATCAATTTCGTGGATTTGGCAACGGATCGTGCTGGCTATAAAATGAAGGATGCAATGGACGCAGAAGTACTTCGCCACATGGCGGGTTACACCGATGCGACCACTGCGCGTACTGCTCTGGAAACAGGATCGACTAAAGCCGATGCTGGTGCAGACAATGACGAATTGCTTGCAGCCAACAAACTGCGCGGCAATGCCTTCTCTGGAGTTTCTGGCGATAGCACAAAGGCTATTCCAATTGCTGCAGACGGCGGTACTGGTATCATTACATCTCCTCTTGAGATTATGAATCGTATTGCTCGTATGATGGATCAGGCGAATGTCGATACTGATGGTCGTTATATTGTTGTGGACCCAGTGTTCTGCGAAGTCCTTCTGGACACCTCGTCGAAACTCATCAATTCCGACTTCGGCGGTGGTGATGAACTGCGTAATGGCAAACTGCCTAATAAAATTCGTGGCTTTGACGTTTATAAGTCTAACAACCTGCCGTACAAAGGCACTGGACCCGGTACTGCTACTGCGGCGGGTTCCACTGCCCATTATGGTGTGCTGGTTGCTGGTCACATGGGTGCAGTTGCTACAGCGCAGCAAATTGCTAAAACAGAGACTTTCCGGTCACCCGATACCTTCGCGGACATCGTGCGCGGCATGAATCTCTATGCTAGAAAAATCCTGCGCAGCGATAGCCTGTTCAATGCTTGGTACAACCTAGCCTAATAAATTTAGGGGCTGGCCTGTGCTGGCCCCTTTACCCCTTTTCTAAGGAATTAGTATGCCTAGCACGTACATATCTCTATGTAATCAGGTTCTGCGCAGGCTTAACGAAGTGGAAATCGTTGATGCTGAATTTAACACTGTGCGCGGGGTACAGGCGTTAACTAAGGATGCTGTCATTTCAGCACAGGCCAAAATTAATCAAGCGGAGTTCGAATGGCCTTTTAACGCAAGTGAGGAAACTGATACTCTCACCGCTGGAACCGAAGAATACGTCTGGCCTACATACTTTAAATCCCCTGATTGGAATAGTTTTCAAATTCAAAAGTCTGACAGTTTGGGTGTTGATTTTACCACGTTAAAATTCATGGACCGTGATGAATACTACCAAAGCCATCGTGATGTAGACCAAAACTCTGGAGTTGAGGGTAGAGGTACGCCTCTCTATGTTTTCCCTTCTCATGGCAACGGGTATGGCGTCACACCTTCCCCAGATAAAGCCTATATCATCAAATTCCGCTATTACCTAAATTATGCAGCACTGATCAACCCAAACGATCAAACCCGTATACCAGACAGTTTTGACTCGGTTCTGGTCGATGGTGCGCTGTATCAAATGTATATGTTCAAGGACAATATGGAAATGGCCCAAGCGGCATTTATTGCCTTCGAACAAGGTCTGAAAAATTTACAAACTCTCTACATTAATAACTATGAATACATTCGTGATACGCGAGTGCGGTTCTAATGCCAGATGAAATTCAGTCATACAAGGTGATTTGCTCTGGAGGATTAAACTCCAACGAAAACCATCTTGACTTGTCGGACAATTATTCGGGTGAGGCTACTCGTTTGGTGAACTATGAGCCGTCACTATTTGGTGGCTACCGCCGCATCGAAGGATTTTCAAAATACGATTCCACTTACGGAGAGGTGACTGTAGCTGGTCAGACTACCGGCCAAGGGAAAGTTCTTGGTCTTGCTATTTTCAAAAATGACGCCACAGGCGGTGGGAATATTATCATAGCCGCACGGCAGGATGCAGGGGCATCCACATACTCATTCTATTACTATACCGCGTATATTGGCTGGAGAAAATACGCCCTAAATCATGGTGCTACTAGATCGATGTCGGCTAACGGGCTGACTGTGGATAAGCTACGCCACGTACAATTCAACTTCGGCGGCGGTAATAGAATTTGTTTTGTGGATGGTGTAAACGAGGCAATCATATTTGATGGCATAAATTGGGAAGAACTTAAATCTTCGAACAGCGGCGGTTATACCGCAGGTTCCAATACAAATACTGGCGGCGGTAATCAGTGCCTAAATGCTCCTTCCCTCGTAGACGTATTCCAAAACCATTTGTTCTTATCAGGACACACCGCCACCGGAGCGGCAATTGCCCACTCTGCACCTACAACTAGCGCCGACACTGATGGCTTCTACGATTTCACTGCGGCTTCTGGTGCTGGGCAGTTAGCTGCAGGTTTTGATGTGGTCCAGATAAAACCATTCAGAGATAATATTTTTGTATTCGGTACAAATGCAATTAAGAAAATCACTGTAACTTCCAGTGCGGAATTTTCTTTAAATCAGGTTACTGCAAACGTTGGATGCGTTTCTGCAGACAGTGTTGTGGAAATCGGCGGTGACTTAATGTTTCTCGCTCCTGATGGCTTCAGGCCTGTTTCTGGAACCAGCCGCATTGGCGATGTAGAGATAAGTTCTATCTCTAAAAAAATACAAGCCACACTAGTCGATCTTATTAAAAACGAAGACATCAGTACGCTCAACTCTGTGGTAATTAGAAGTAAGTCACAGGTCAGGTACTTCATTGGCGATAGTTCCGCCGAAGTGATTGATAGTATTGGAATTATTGGCGGTCTTACCGAAAACACTGGTTCTTTGAAATGGGAATTTGGGGAAACGGTAGGTATACGAGCATCTTGCTGTACTTCTGAATATATTGGAACACAGGAGCTAGTATTACACGCAGATTATGATGGATTTGTTTATCAGCAGGAAAAAGGCATTAATTTTAATGGTGCCGACATTGTATCAGTATACGCTACTCCATATTTAGATTTTGGAGAAACTGAACAACGCAAAATAATGCGTAAACTAAACACTTTTTTACGTGCAGAAGGCCCGATGACAATGGATGTAGCATTGTCCTACGACTGGGGCAATTATGACGTTGCTGTACCAAACAATTATTCCGCTACAAGTCTGGGTGGACCCACTGTTTATAAGGATAGGGACAGCACTTATAACGGATTGAACATCCTCTACGGCGGTGCATCTAAGCCTATTATGACCAGCGACATTCAAGGATCGGGATTTTCCGTTAGGGCTACGTTTGTGTCAATCGGGCAGACTGAACCACACACAATTCAAGGGCTAGTTATTGAATTTAGCCTCGGAGGGAGACGTTAGAAATGGCTGGCTATACAAGGCAAAGCGCATCTTCAATTATCAACGGGTCGGATATTACCGCGCCGCCGCTGAATGCTGAATTTAACAAAGTCGTAGATTCTTTTAATAATACCACTGGTCACAAGCATGACGGCACTCCCGCTGAAGGTCCGGTCATTGGAATAATCGGTGATGCAGGAGTTCTATCTCCAACCAACAAAGTGATTGTAGACACTACTAATTCTATGATTAGATTTTTTGTAAATGCGTCAGGTGCAGGTACGACTGTTGAACAAGTCCGAGTACAGGACGGGGCCATAACTCCTGCTTACTTCAATGACATAGACCTCGGATTAGTAAACGCCCCGTTTAAAAATCTCTTTTTACAAGGAAATGTTTCTGCTGATGGTAACGGCTCTGTCGGCGGTACTTTAAGCGTCACTGGGCAGCTTACTGCAAGCGGGGGTTCTGTACTTAATGGGCTAACCACACTAGCCCAAGTTGACGCCAACAGCGGTACAATCGATAACACCGTCATTGGTGGCAATACGGCCAGTCCAATCACTGGTACAACGATCACATCCACAGGCGGCTTCACGGGCGATATCGTAGGGGATGTAACAGGTAACGTAACCTCTGCTGGAACCTCTGGCTTCAATAATATCACTGCTTCTGGAACTATAACCGGTAACGTAACCGGTGATGTAACAGGTAACTTAACCGCTACCACAGGCACTTCTCAGTTCAACAATGTGACCGTAAATGGCACTCTTAACATGGACGCAGGAACGACTGGTACAATTACTAACCTGGCTACGCCTACGAATGCCAATGACGCAGCGACCAAAGGTTATGTTGATACCGGACTAGCTGCCTTAGTCGATTCATCTCCTGCAGCCCTCGACACGCTTAACGAGCTTGCTGCAGCAATCAATGATGATGCTAACTTCTCCACCACCATGACGAATGCTCTGGCGGGTAAAGTAGCAGACACAGGCGATACGATGACGGGCAACCTGACTATGTCAGGTGCTACGGTCACAGGCCTACCGCTACCCACGGCTAATACTGAAGCGGCTTCTAAGCAGTACACTGATCAACAGGATGCACTACAGGTATCACGGGCTGGCGATAGTATGTCCGGCCCACTGGCGATGGGCCTTAACAAGATCACAGGCCTTGGGACACCGACTGCCAATACTGATGCCAGCACAAAAGGCTACACAGATGGGATACTAGGCTCTGCCACAGCAGCATCTAACAGTGCAGCGGCTGCAGCTACCTCTGAGGCAAACGCAGCGGTATCAGAAGCTACCGCATTAGGTCACGCTAATACAGCAGCCACTTCAATAACAACCGCACAGCAATTTCTAGACACTTATCATGTTTCTGCTTCGGCCCCTACAGGAGCCAGCGTCACAGAGGGAGACCTTTGGTTCGACACGACAGCGCAAATACTCAAAGTGCGCTCAAGTAGCGGATTTCAGAACGCTGGTTCTAGTGTGAACGGTACGGCTGAACGTAAGGATTATACGGCTACGTCAGGGCAGACATCATTCGCCGCAACTTACGATCCGACATACGTCGATGTGTACTTAAACGGGGTGAAATTAGCACCAGTAGATTTTACGGCAACGGACGGAGCCAATGTGGTCTTGGCCTCCGCAACGGCTTCTGGAGACACGGTTTCTATCGTTAGCTTCGGCACCTTTGAATTGGCAGACCACTACAACAAAACAACAGTCGATGCGCTCATCGATGATGTAGAAACTTTAGCATTGGCAGGAATGTAAAATGGCAATTAGCACAACCGTAGTAGAGGCAAGCCTCACCACCAAATTAAACGCAACCACAGGCTCCACAGACGGCAAGGAGTTCTTGCTCCTAGGTAAGGCAGTCGAGGCGCTTACGCCTTCGGTGACGGTAGCATCCGTTATTGCAGAGGGTACTACTCAGGTAGGCTTGGTAACGGCACAGGGTAACACGCAAGTAGGCTTGGTAACGGCAGAAGGTACTACGCAAGTTTCGGCGGTACAGGCCGCAGGTTCAAGCTATGCGGCACTTGCGGGGGCTACATTTACTGGCGAAGTGCTGGCCGCGAGTTATAACGAGACATTCGCTGCGGTGACATCAAGCAGCAACGCTACCACGGTAGACTGCCATGCTGGCAACAGCTTCAGTCATACCCTGACCGAGAACACAACTTTCACGTTTACCAACCCGCCCGCGAGCGGGACGTCCTACACGATGTCCATTGAGATCATCCAAGACAGTGGCGCATCTGGCTTCACAGTCACATGGCCCTCCAGCGTAGACTGGCCTGCCGCCACCGCCCCAACGCTTACGGCGACTGCGTCTGCCAAGGACATCTTCGTATTCACCACCCGTGACGGTGGAACAAACTGGTATGGATTTACTGCTGGTCAGGCACTCGCATAAGGAGCGCAACTAATGGCTACGAAAAAGAAAATGCTACAAGCTGCCGCTGGTGTTGGCGGTGCTGGTCTTGATGTGAATGAGGTGTTCAGCACTTATTTGTATGAGGCAAACTCAACTGCAAGAAGTATTACTAACGGCATTGACCTTGCTGGCGAAGGTGGTTTGGTTTGGCTTAAAAGCAGAAGTTCTACGAGAGAACATGCTCTTTATGATACTGAAAGAGGCGCAGAAAAACTAATAAAATCAAATTCAACAGGAGTGCAGCAAAATACCTCTGGGGGGTTAACTTCTTTTAACAGTGATGGTTTTTCTCTTGGAACTTATGCGGATGTAAATGGTACTTCTTACGGAGACTTTGCCTCATGGTCAGTTCGCAAGGCCGCTAAATTTTTTGATTGCGTTACCTATACTGGGACGGGTTCTGCTCAGACTATTGCACATAACCTTGGTACGACTGTCGGCAGCATCTTTATTAAGTGTACTAGCCTTTCTAGAAACTGGTCTGTTTATCATAAAGGACTTACTGACCCGTCAGAGCATTACTTACTGATAAACTCTACAGCGGGTGCGGTGACACATGAAGGCGCACAGTTCTGGAATAGCACTCTTCCCACAGAATCTGTATTTTCTGTAGGCACTAACGCTAATGTAAATCACTCTGGCGCAACCTACGTAGCCTATCTTTTCGCCCACAACAATTCAGACGGTGAGTTCGGCCCTGATGCTGATCAAGATATTATCAAGTGCGGTAGTTATACTGGTAATGGTTCTACTAATGGCCCTGTGATTAACTTAGGGTTTGAACCTCAGTGGTTAATGGTAAAAAATGCACAAGGTACAGGCGGTTGGGTTATATCTGATGTTATGAGAGGTTTAAATGTAACAGACACCCAAAATCTTCTCGCTGACGACAATGCGTCAGAAACTTCAGCAGATATAGGTCATTATGTAAAACCCACATCAACAGGCTTTAAATTACTCAGTTCATCTGCTTATTCAAACCAAAACAACACAAAGTACATCTACATGGCAATCCGCCGTGGCCCTCTTAATCCACCTACGGCTGCTACTGAGGTGTTTGCTGTTGGGGATGGCTCAGCGGGG